TTGGGCAATCAGCATTGTGTTCATAGAATTCTCTATCTGTTCCCACTTGGGATATCTTGCTTTCAATTTTGGATTCAACTTTTTTAAACGCAGCAATCTTCTTTTCATTTTCAGGAATTTTCGAACAGACTTCGGCAAGTGTACTTTGCGTTCGCCCCAAATTGTCAATTTCTCCACAAAGGGTGCTAATGGTTTCTCTACAACTTTGTATCTCACTCTCATATTCTTTTACCTTTGCATCTTTATCTTCGTTAAGTTTATCTTGATGCTCTTTCTTTAAATTGTATTTTTGCTCAAACAGTGCAATCTCATTCTTTTTAGCAACAGTTAAATCTTTATTATTAGTCAGTCTAGCTTTGACTAATGTATTCATGGTAGAGAAGATTTGAATATCTAACAAGTCTTCAATGATTGCTCTACGATCAGCGGCAGACAATTGCATGAACGGTGTGAACGATGCTGAACCAAGAATGACAATCTGTGTAAACGATTTATAGTTTAGTTTAAGAATAAACTTTTCAAGATATTCTTGGTAGTCACGTGAAGCAGCATCTTGATTAACTAATACACCATCTTGAAATATCTCAAACGTGTTAGGTTTGATACCACGAATAACTTTGTACTCTTTAGAGCCAATGCTGAATTCAACTTCAACAATACAATCTTTACCATTAATAGAATTTAAAAGATTAGGTTTATTGATATCTCTAAATGGTTTACCAAACAATGCAAAGCACAAAGCATCAAGCATAGTTGATTTGCCTGAGCCATTAATGCCAACTACAAGAGTGTTGGCATTTTCATTTAGTTTTATTTCGGTAAAGTAGTTACCCGTTGAAAGAAGATTCTTCCAACGTAGTGTTTTAAATAATATCATTCAGTTTCGGTATTTAAGGCTTCAACATAAAGTTCACGCATAAGACCTTTAAGTTTATCACCTTCGACATTCAATGTCAAGTTATCAATGTATTTTGAAAGAATAGTCATAGTATCTTCTGCTTGATCCAAGAGGTCTTGGTCAGAATCGATACTGGTATCGGTAAAGTCTTCAACAACAGAAATGTCGGCTGCACCAGCTTTGTACAAAGAATCGATTACCAAATCAAACAAGAATGGATTCGTTTTGTTTACTACCACAACTTTGACATAGGTGCCTTCATAAATTGAATAATCAAATGTTCTAAATTGTTGTGCTATGTTTTCCAAAGAATCGTCATAGTTTATTTTGTAGAACATGCGATATGGATTCTCTATGAATTCCATTTCACGTGTATGAGTATCAAAGATATGAAAACCACGTGGGTCTTTGTAATCAATCCAAGTCATCTCATTAGGTGTGCCAACATAGAAGATATGCCCATCATCAGACTTGTGGTGAAAGTGTCCAGTTAAGACAACATCATACTTAGACAGTTTATCTTTTTTCAGCCCACCTTCATGTGTACTTACTGCATCCATTTTAAAGCCATCAATTTCGAAATGACCAAAACAGATTTGTGATTTACTTTGTTTTATCTTATCAAGGATTTCAACTTCGTTATCATCACATAACCAAGGCACAATATCAACATCAATCCCGTCAAAACTATGTGTAGTAAAAGAATCACATACAGTAATGTTATCATACTCATTTAGAAGTAGTTGAGATGAGTTAACCTGTAAGGTGTTTTTGAAAGCAACATCATGGTTTCCCAATAATGTAATGAACCGTATACCATGTTCTTGTAATTTCTCGAAGAAATATTTGCGGCAGAGAAACAGTGAGTTGAAGTTAATAAACTTACGGCGGTCGAAAAGATCACCAAGTTGTACAACGGTAGTAACATTGTGATCCTTTAGATATGGGAAGAATACGTTCGTATAGAACTTCTCCACATATTTATGGAAGTCTAATGAGTCACCTCTCATTCCGAAGTGTGTGTCACCAAGTATGCATATTTTCATAATACTATTCTACATCATCCTCTAAGAAAGATTCAAGCCCTTCTGCTTTCTTTGCCTTTTTCTTTTTCTTGTTTTCTTCAAAGTTATGAATGAATTCGGATATATTATCGTACAGTTCAAACTGTTTCATGTTACCGTTTTCATCTTCAAACATTTCACCTTCATCCAGTAACCCAAATTGTTGAGTAGCTTTATACTTCACATAGAGTTGTTTCTTCTCACGCATAATCCTACGAAGAAAAGCATAGTAAATTATCTGAGTAAAATAAGCAAATGGGTTCTTTGACTTAGCTGGATCAAAGTTACGGAAGTACATAATGCAGTTTTCTACACCATCAGATATCATCTCATCTCGGTAAGTATATGAAATGAAGTTTGGTTTGCGTGATAGATGTTCAGCAATCTTTAAAAAGCATTCTCCAATGTAATTGGGAATCTTTGGTTCTGGTCCATCTACTTCTTTCGCTTTCGCACAGTCATCATGATACTTAATGAGTGCTGCTAGAAAATCGGCATTGTTGACGTAATGATTTGTAGCCATAATATATTTACCTTAAATAATTCTTGACACGTTCAAAAATGAACGGTATAATGCTTGTGTTGTCTTTGAGATTTATTAGACATTACCATATAGGTTGTTCTTCAAGTATTTGAATCCCTTAATCAACTCTTCAATCCCATCATCTAAAGTATGGTAAGGTAACCAGCCTGTAGCTTCTAACTTATCATTCGATACAATGTAGTTACGCTGATCTGGGTCTTTCTTAATATCACCTTCAATAATTGTAAACCCAAGAACTTGTTTCTTGATTATCTCACACAGTTCTAATTTCGATACATTAGCAGAAGACAATCCAACGTTGTAGATGTTACCTTTCATATTATCAAACTGGTAGATAGCATGTAAGAATGCTTCACAAACATCACGAACATGAATGTAATTACGTTTGAAATGCCCTTCAAAGATAATAACATAACCATCATTAACTGCACGGTAAGTCAAATCATTTACTAACAAATCAGTTCTCATTCTTGGTGACATACCAAAGACAGTTGCCAAACGATAGCTGATTGAGTTCTCACGTTGCATCAACATCTCTTCTACTGCAACTTTATCTATAGCATATTTAGAGATAGGATTTAAAGGTGATTCTTCTGTGCAGAAATTGTTCTCATCGCCTGTACCATATGCTGAGTTAGTTGTAGGCATAATGATGCACTGATCTTTAGAGATATGATCTAACATCCAAAAGACTGCTTGTTTATTTGTTGTGTCTGCACCAACAACATCTTTATTACACAAAGGTGCACCAACTAAAGCTGCTAATGGTATAATAAAATCTGCATCTCTCAACAAAGGAAGCATATGTTCTGGGTTACGAATGTCACCATTCACGATAGTCAAATTTTTGTTATCACACAAATGATTTAGACCAGTCTGCCTAAACATAAAATTATCGATTACAGTTACTTTGTTTCCCATCTGTAAAAGATATTCAACTAAAATACATCCGATGTAACCAGCTCCACCAGTTACTAATACTTTTATCTGTTCCATATTATACCCTATTCAATACGTCAGTTATTTCTTTAATGGCAGTCTTATCTAATGTTGGATAATTACCTACGTAAAAACTATAAAAATGCATATGATCTGTGTTAGGATACTTCTTGTAGTGTTCAGGATCAACGATACCTTTTAGATATGGCTGACGCAATTGATTACCACCACCAGCAGAACCACGACGAAACTCGATTTCAGCATCACGCAATTTACCCATCAATCTTTGAGCAAACTCTTTGTTTGCATACTCTGGCTGTAACACAATGTTGAATGCATAATTGCTAGAGCCTTTTAAACGAAAATCTACTTTATATTTCTTTGAATCTAATTTAGATAAGAAGTCAAGTAAGTTTTCATTTCTTAGTATAACATTTCGGTCAAGATATTTCAACTGGTTTTGCCCAAGTATACCACCAATTTCTGTGTTACGCATATTGTATGCCGGATAGGCAAAGATAAATTCTGGATTTAATTCTGGATAAACTTTTTGATAGTTCTGTATCATTTTATCTGAACCACATTCACGAACCATACCATGTGAACGAAGCATACGAAGTTGATGGTAAACATCAATGTCATCGGTACAAATCATACCACCTTCAATCGTAGACATATGATGAGCAAAGTAGAATGAGAAGTTAGACATCCATCCCCATGAGCCTAACAGTTTACCGTTGTGTGTAGCACCATGCGATTCGCAGACATCTTCAATCAACGGTATACCACGTGCTTGTAACTCTTGTAAACAAGCATCATCTAAACAATCGAAACCTTGAGCATAGGTAAGAAACACAGCACGTGTTTTATCGGTAACAGCATCTAAGATACCATGAGGATTCATTCCTAATGTATCTAAATCAATATCAACAAACACAGGAGTGAAACCACATTGAATGATAGATGCTATATCAGATATCCATGTGAATGGAGGTACAATAACTTCACCACCTTCTGGATGTCTAATTTTTAAAATCGTCATCGAAAGAAGATTGGCTGAAGCACCTGAGTTGACGAACACCGAATACTTTACGCCCAACCATTTAGACCATGCTTCTTCAAAAGCACGGCACTCTGGACCATTAGTTAATTTGGGGTTGTCTTTCTTTAAATGTTCTATTACCAAATCTAAATCTTCTCTGGAAATATTATCACTCATCAATGGGTACTTCATAATCACCTCATAATAATTTTGGAACCTTCGTAATCAAAGTTAAAAGGTATCCATACGTTGATCTGCTTGAGTCTATCTTTAATCTTTTGATGAGTATCTGGCGGAGCAAGAAACATAAAGAATCCACCACCGCCTGCACCCATCAATTTGCCGCCATATGCTCCAGCTTCTATTGCAGCATTGTATATACTATTTATGTTGTCACTGGAGACGCTATCTGTGAGCGTTCGTTTGTAGTTCCACTGTTCTTGCAAAAGACGACCAATATCTTTTATAGATGAACTTGATCCACTTTCAAATAGTTTAAGTGCTTCATTGGTAAGTTTTTGCATAGCTTCTAATGTGCTGGTAGACTTACCTTCTTTGATTGAATCAACTTGTTTTTTTGCTTGAACTTCAGACAATCGATTGATACCAGAAAAACCTAACATGATATGATCTTCTAATTCTAAAGCATAATTATCAGGTATTCTTAGGTCACGAACTTTTATATTTGCACCAGATAGTTCAATTACTTTTATACCACCATGTGCTGCCATAAGTTGATCTTGAACACCTACAGATTCACCAATAATATTTTGCTCAACATTGATTGCTTCATTAGCCAATTCAACTGCACTTTTCTTTAAGCCTTTATATGTGTATAAGGCATTTAAGAGTCCAACAGTAAATGAAGAAGATGATCCAATGCCGCTCCGAGCAGGTAGATCGCCATCATGAGTAATAGATATGCCATCGTTTATTTTTAAATATTGTAGACACGCACGAACAGAAGGATGATTAATTTCTTCTACGGTATTGACTTTCTCTATTTCTGCATAAGTGATTCTGTGTTTATGATCAAAAAAAGGCGGTAAAAGTTTGACGTAGATGTTGGAATAATTTGCCATAGCGGCAGAAATTAATTTAGTTTCATTAGATTGAAACCAAGCGGGGTAATCCGCACCGCCGCCAAACAACGACAGTCGGTACGGAGTTTTTGATATAATCATAATAAAGAAAAACTTTATTCTGACGTTGGTACAGGATTCACTATATCAGGCATTGCAGGAGTTAACCAACCCTCGATTGGTTCGATGTACATATTTTCTTTGAACTCTGCTCGATCAATGTACGGGTACATATCTTCAATCGGTGTACTCCATCCAAAGATGCGTGGTTCATAAGTGTGATATTCATTGATATCTACATCACAAACAACAGGTTCATCTGCGGTCAACAATTCTAAAATTGCTTCATCAACTTTCGCAGGGTCTTTGAGAGCAATAGTTTTAATACCATATGCTTCAGTTACCTTGATAAAGTCTGGTGGTGCATAACCTTTTGGTCCACATGCTTCTGCACGACCTTGGAAATTTGTTTCTTGGTATGCTTTAGTGATGCCATAGATTTGATTGTTAAGAATAATTGTTTTGATTTTGCAACCATAGTTTTTAATTGTTTGTAGTTCTTGTGGGTTCATATTGAAACCACCGTCACCGATAATGCAAACAACTGTTTTCTCTGGTGCAGCAAACCAAGCACCTATTGCAGCAGCAAATGAAAAGCCCATTGGTGAATTACCGTTGTTGGTAATAAAGTGTTGCCCAAGTCTAGTTTCGAATGCATGAGATGCAATAACAATATTACCACCACAATCGGCTAAAAGAATATCATCTGATGCCATGATTTCAGACAGTCTACGAACAAAACGATAAGGATGAATTGTTGTTTTAGATAAACCAAACTCTGGTTTAACTGGATCATACTTATGTCGCCATTGTTTCGCTTGATGTAACCATGCTTCATGTTGACGTTCGTAACCTTGTTCTTTTAAAACTTCTTCAAATGCTTTCAAGAATACTTTAGCATCGCAATTAATATTAACATCAAATGGAACTTGTTGTAGTTTTGGTTGTAGTTGCGCTTGATCAACATCTACCATAATCTTTTTTGCACCTCTAGCAAACGTATGAATATTGCCACCAGTAATACGACCAGAAATACGTGAGCCAACAGATAATAGCAAGTCACTATTTTGGATAGCAAAGTTACGACCAGCACCACCATAGGTACCAATACGACCACAGTAGGTTTCTAAGTCACTAGTTACAGCATCAAGAGCATTCCATGTTGGGAATGTAGGGATGCCAAGTATACGAGATACTTCTTGCATCACATCAATTGCACCAGCAATCTTTACGCCACCACCAATCATTAGAACTGGTCGTGACGCTTTTCTAATGTCACTTAGAATTTCTTTGATTTGTTTTTTAACTCGTTCTTCAATATAGAAACTATCAGGCAGACCTGGGTCTCTTACCAACTCAGGATTAAATCCAATTTGTTTATCTGGATCAATCATTACCTTTTGAATGTTCAGAGGAATGTCTAATAGAACAGGACCTGGACGACCAGACTTAGCAAGATAGATTGCTTTGTCTACTTCGTAACGAATACTCTCTGGGTCCATAATCATCTTAGCGTATTTTGTAATTGGCTTGACGATAGAAACAATATCAGTTTCTTGAAAACCAATTTGACGCAACGATTCGTCAGGGCGTAAGAATTTAGAATTGATTTGACCAGTGATGAATATTGCTGGTACTGAATCGTAGAAACAGTTACCAATAGGAGTAACAAAGTTCATACCGCCTGGTCCACTGGTTGCAATCGCTGCACCAATCTTACCAGATACTTTTGCATAACCTTCAGCAGCAAAGCCACCTGCTTGTTCATGCATCACTGCAACGTATTCAGTTTTGTCGGTACGTGTAAATGCATCAATGAGGTCACCGTTAGCAGCACCATAAACGACAAAGATTTTGTCAATGCCTTCATCTGCTAAACGGTTAATAACATAATCTGCAAGTTTAATCATTATCAATCTCCCAATAACTTTCTTTTCAATTTAACTGTTCGTGTTTCATTCAATTCTTGGAGTGCTTTGTCACCAAACTTGTCTTTTACCAAATTATGATAAACTGGATTTGCATGATAAGTATCCCATGCTTTATCACGAAACGCAAGAATCTCTGCTGCGGACAAGTATTTATTCGCTAGATTTAACGTGTCGTAAGAGTGCTGACTGTATCCAGAATAAGTTTGTGGCAAATCGATTCCAAAAATTCTAGCTTGATTATGCAATGGACTACCTGGATATGCCATAGCAGAATACATGTTAGTCATTTCTGTTGGGTTATCTAAAGCAAATTGCAAAGTAGCTTCCATCGATTGTTGTGTATCATATGGCAATCCAAAAATATAATTACCAGCAATATTGATACCTGCACCACGAATCATTTGAAACAAATCTAAAATTTTAACGTCTTGAAATCCATCTTTATGAATCTCTTTACGTAAGTCATTGTTTGGATTTTCAATACCTAAGCCTAACCACTTAACACCTGCTTTATGTAACTTGTCTAAGTATTTTGGTTTACATGTATCAACACGTGAGTATGCCCAAATATTAAAATCGTAACCACGTGCAATAATCAAATCACAAATAGCTTCAAAGTGTCGTGGATTAAGAACAAATAATTCATCAGCAATCTTAATATTTTTTACACCACTAGCGGCAAAGTAATCAAACTGCTTAATGATAAACTCTGGTGACCACCAACGGAACATGTTACTATCCTCTGAAGAAACATTCGGTCCTTGTTTAGTTCTATTGATGATATTAATCATGCAGAACGAACAACGATATGGGCAGCCTAAACTTGTATAGAGTGCAGCAAATGGTTGCTTCTCTGTGTTGTTACTCCATGAATGCCAACCTGCTGTGCGATACTTGTCAAATGAAGGTAACAAATCCCAAGCCATACCTGGCAATTCAATGTCAAGCATTTCACGTGGAACGATTGGTGATGATGGATTGACTACGATTCGATTATCTGTAGTGCGGAATATAAGACCATCAATTTTCTTTAACTCGACTTCTTCAAAACTTGATAGTCGTAAAAGATTTTGAATTGTATAAACACCTTCGTTTTGGCAGACTGCATCAATATACTTTTCTTTTTGAAGAGTCTCTTCTGGTAATGCTGCAACGTGAGCACCAACAAACAAAATAAATGTATCTGGTGCAAGATCACGAAGTTCTTTTGCGGTTGCTGTTGCACCTTCCATGTTTTGCGAAGATGCTGATGGTTGTTGACCATAGACAACAAAGCAAACAATCTTTGCTTTATATTCAGTAATACGCTTTGCTGCGGTTGTATAATCTAATTGCTCAGCCTCAGCATCAAGTATCTCTGGTCTAAATCCTTTTGCTCGAACACTATTGGCTAACATCGCAGCCCAAATAGGTGGTTCGATTGCGGCATTCTTTGATGCCAGACTTTGATAAATTTTTTGTGATGCGTTAGGATGTACGAATAATATATCAATCATAATAAAATAAATCCTTAATGTAATGTTCTATTCTTTATTTCTTCTATGTACTGGGTTAATTCTTCCATGCTATAACCTTCTTCCTCTTCTTCTTCGTCTTGTTGTTCCTTTAAGAGTTGCCCAATCATCTCTTCAGACTTTTCCATTTCAAGTAGAGTTTTTGCGACCAAGTTATCATAATATTCAATCATAGATTCTTTTGGATCAACAATAGTAATAATATCGGAGTTATAAACTAATGCATTATTATCTTTAATTAATTCTATTGGCAACCAAGGCATCATCATTAATATAGTTTGCCCTGTTGGCATACGACGAAATATTAAACGCATCGGGTCGGCTAGAAGAACTGTTTCAGCTTCTTCTTCACCTATCATAGATGCCATAATATCTTCACCAGTCTGCATTCTTATGATTTTTACGTTATGCATTCTTGACCTCTATGTT